AGCGAATCAATTCCTCTATTATAGGAAAGCTAGATTCTGTACGGAAATACCTGAGACATAGTCACCTGCGTTACCGAAGGAGTTCGCTGTGTTAGTTAGCTCCTTATAACCATATCGTGTCAGGAATGATACGACTGGTTCGAATGTCGCTGGATCCATTACTACGCCACTGCTCATCAATGGTACGTATGGGCAGTAGAATGCAGCTGCATCTGTTTCTGTTGAGCCTTTGTAGCCCAGTAGAATGTCAGCGCCTGAACCTGCATCACTGTAGTATGTATCAACGTATACACGCATTGTGCCATTCAATGTACCTACAAACTTAACGTTTGTGGGTGCTTCAAATGTGCCTTCTGTTGTACGTGCAAATGCTGAAGTTGTAGCACTTTGTAGTGCTGTCAATACAGCTGGTGAAACAACTGCCCAGTTAGCCGCGCCACGTCGTGTGCGAGCTGCTACTAGGTTTGCTTGTTGGTTCATCTGAATTGCTAGTACTGCGTGTCGATCACCAACAAAGTGTGGTGTACCTGTAAAGGTACCACTTTGATTGTAAACCGCGTCTTGACCAGCTAACGAACGTAGCGAACCAAGAACCTCTTGATCGATTTCTGTTGTAATTTCTTGTGCTAAAGCAGCTAAAATCTCTGCTTCTACATCAAGTCCGTGCATTGCCTGTGCGTCTTGTGCCGCCTCAAAAGTCCAACGTGCGCTGAGCCTTCGTGACTTGGCTTCTACTACTTCCTTGATGATCTGGATGCTTAAACGATTACCAGCTACTGCTTCCATAGCTGCTGTGTAGCTTGCTTTATCGTCGGCTGCATTACCAGAATAACCAGCTGCAATTTTGAAGGGACTTAGAGCCTCTTCGCCTGCGGCTGTGTCTACGCCACTTGTTGAGTTGAATGCATCTGCATAACGAACTCGTAGTGTATGAATTTGACCAACTGGACCAGTCATTGGTTGTACACCAATTAACTCGTTTGCAATAACAGTTGGCATTACACGTCTGATTACTGGAAGAATTACCTTGTTAAGAGCAGCTACGTTGCCGGCTTGTGTAGTCCCTGCAATCGCGGCTTCTGAAAGGTAACCCTTTGTGTTCTCTAAGATTACGTCCATAGTCTGCTTACGCTGACCGTCTAGACCTTCCATAAGAGCTTCTTTTGTGGCATCCCAGTTTTTGTTTTCCATTAGGTTTTCAGCCATTATTAATACTCCTTATTTAATACCTGCTAATTTTTTTAGATGCACAATGTTACCATGTGTATCTGGTGTTACTTTTGTTTCTTCTTTACGTGCTACCTTATCACCGGTTCTTTCAGTGAGTGTAACATTAGAAGTTTCATTCCTACTTGCTGTTTCATTCAAAACTGCAGGTAAGTATTTTTGAAAACTACCTTTAAGGTTCTTAGTTTGAACACTTTCGAGTAATTCTTCCATAATACCTCTTTTACTTTTTGCTAAAGGTGTAAGCAGTTCTGTCATAACCTTATTACGGCTAATCTTGTCTTGAAGTTTTTTAACTTCAACGTCTGATGTGTCTTTAGATTCTGTAAGAGATGTAATATTCTTTTCTTGTGCCTCAATTTTCTTATTGAGTGTACGAATTTCTGTGCCTTCTGCGAGATATGAAGTCATATACTCTGTAGCAAAAGATTCGAAAATCTGTCGACCAAAGTTATTTTCGCGAGCAGCTTTAATATCTTCTTTAAGTTGTGACATTTCGCCACGTAGTGCTGATTCAACAACTTTTTCAATTGTTGTAGCGGCACGCTTAATGAATTTTTGCTTTGCTTCGTCTAACTTTTGACGGCCTTCAGAAATAAGTTTAACTTTTGCTTCTGCGAGAGACTTTTTATCATCGTTGAATTCAGCAATTTCGTTAGAAAGTTGCTTTAGCACGAAACCTTCCAGCTTATTGAAATTATCAAATTGCTTTGTTCGATCTTCGCGGAGTTCCATGATTTCGTTTTTTAATGCTTCCATTACAAAACTATTAAGGGCGCCACTGTGACTTTGCATATGCTGTTTATAAGCTACGCGAGCCTCAATTAAACCCTTACGATCATCTGCGAACTCGTTAATTTCTGTTTGAATGGCATCAGTAAGCATATTGTCCATTGCTTCGACAAGTTGATTCCTGTCGTTTTCATAGCGGTCTGTAAATTCTTCCCTTAGCTCGGTTGCTAATGCATCACGTGCTTCGGTTAAGTTTGCATCCCATGCTTGCTGAATATTGGCCTTCGTATCCTCATCAAGAAGATCGCTTTCGAGTAATTCCTTAAGTGCTTCGGCCATATTGTTCTCCCCGTTTACTTCTTGTTCAATTCCTCAATAAACTTCATAATACCTTCTTTAAGGTATTTCTGAGCTTTTTTATCATTAATCATTGCGTCTGCTAAATTATACATGTGATATCCGCCTCGCATATTCCATAGGCTTTCTCTTATAGCCTTTGGATATGCGCCAGGCGCACTTGGTTGTGCAACAATGTCTACTGTAACGATATCAAAATCGGATACTTCACCGCTTTCATTAACGTTACCACTACCTCTACTTGATACACCTAACTTTGCGCCACTTTCAAGTAATGTAGATACAATGTTCCCCATGGGTGTTGGAATAACTTTTAGTTTTCCATACCCATTAGGACCATCCATCCACATGTCTTCGATAATGTGGCTAACCCGATCTAAGTTCACAGTCAATTCTTCAGGATGGTCTGCTTCACCAAGGACGGTTTGTCCTTCTTGTAAGCGTTCGTTAATTGTATCAACTGCCTTGCTTATCTCTTTAATGGGATAAACACGCTCATTTTGATTCTTAACACCGCCCTGAATAAAGAGTCCCTTCATAAAGAGATCTTTACCGGTACCGTCTGTACGGTCACGTGATTCGACTACAGTTTTAGCCTGATTAAAAGTTAAACGCTCAAATAACG